CTTCTCTGGTGCGGCTCCTGCTTCTGCTCCAGAAGCCGTGACCAAGACCAGAGAGTCAGTTACTGTCTCTACGCCTAAAAAGCGTGGTGGAGCAGTGAAGTGCTGAACTAAGCGGGGGCTTCGGCCCCTGCTTTTTTGAGGAAACAACATGAGAGTTCAGACCGTATCAAAGACTGGCACCGGATCCAGTTCCGCATTGGTCATGAATACCAACATCAGCCCTTTCAATGTGGGCTTTGGTGTCATTGCAACCGGCACTGTGAATTACACCGTGCAGCACACTTTTGATGACCCCGCCGTGGGATTCACGACGTGGTTCTCGCATCCAACCGTAGCAAGTCAGGCGGCTAACGCTGATGGCAACTACGCATTCCCGGTTACCGGCATCAAGGTTCTAGTGAACTCTGGTGACGGTACGGCTACGCTGAAACTTCTCCAAGCGGGGATCTGATGGGCAAGGTTGGCTACAGCGGCGTTGCTGATCAGGCCAATACAAGCGACGGATTCGCTCTTGGAGTTGGAGCGCAGAATGTCATTGGCGGCACCGATTTCGGGTTAGATGTTGGCGACAATGGAGTCGTTGATGTGTATGGTGCTACGCCGGTGACAACCTTTTACATTCTTGATGAAACAAGCCCTGGGTATGTTCTTCAAGAAGACAGTAGCAAGATCGTTTTGGAGCAATCGTAATGGCTGACCAGAAGATTTCGGCAATGCCGAGTGCTTCCACCCTGACGGGTGCGGAGCTTGTTCCATTGGTGCAGGGCGGCGCAAACGTCAAGGCTACGCTGTCTACGTTGCGAGCTTTCAATGCTGCCTATGGTGGGTTTAGCGACTCAACGGATCAAACCGGGAATGTCAGTGCTGGCGTGGCAGTAGTATTCAATACTATTGACGTAGCAGATGGTGTGACACTGGTTGATTCAAGTAAGTTGACTGTGCCGGCTGATGGCGTCTATAACTTGCAGTTTAGTATCCAGTTGAAGAACACTGACAACGCACAGCAAGATGCTACGTTTTGGCTGAAGATTAACGGCAGTGACTTGGTTAATTCGGCCACTCAATACACGATTCCGGCCCGCAAAAGCGCATCAATTTACGGTTACTCTGTGACCGCATTGACTTTCTTGTTAGACCTCAACGCCAACGACTTTGTACAGATTTACTGGATTCCTACCAGTACGACTGTGACGGTTGAGGCGTTGCCGGCGAGTGTGTCTCCAGCATTCCCTGCGATTCCTTCTGCGATTGTTGCAATGTTGCAGGTGGCGTGATGCCTCTAGTCAAATCAAAATCTGAGAAGGCGTTCAAAGAGAACATCAAGCGAGAACTTGCGGCTGGAAAGCCCCAGAAGCAAGCGGTGGCGATTGCGTACAACGTCCAGCGTGAGGCCAAGAAGGCTGCTGGCGGTGGACTCTACGCAAACATCCACGCTAAACAAGAGCGCATCAAGCACGTTTCGGGCGAGAAGATGCGCAAGCCTGGCTCAGAGGGCGCCCCTACGGCTGAGGCTTTCCGTGAGTCCGCCAAGACTGCAAAGATGAAGGATGGCGGCCCAAGTTTGGCTGTTGGCCGCGGCGAGAAGCTCTCTGTTGATCGTGGAGCGGGTCTGACGGCCAAGGGGCGCGAGAAGTACAACCGCGAGACTGGGTCACATTTGAAGGCTCCACAACCTCAAGGGGGGTCGCGTAGAGACTCTTTTTGCGCGAGAATGGGAGCCATAGCGGAGAAGAGCGAGAAGGGTAGCCGTTCTCGAGCTTCTATGAAGCGTTGGAATTGTCCGGGGTGGTGACATGGCGTACTCAGGAACCGTTGGAACGACAGTCATCAATGTCCAGAAGCTGATTGATCATGGCGCTCGTCGCTGCGGCAAGTTAGCGGAGGAGTTGACTTCAGAGCAGGTTCTTTCTGCTCGTGAGTCTTTGTACTTCCTGTTGTCCAACCTGATTAATATTGGCATCCAATACTGGGCCATTGAGAAGAAGGTATACGGCCTCCAAGAAGACAAGTACATCTATCAGCTTCCGGTTGGTGGGAATGACGTTCTGCAGGCTCTGTATCGCCGCATGAACAGACCTACACCTAATGACACAGGAAGTTATGCCAGCAGCGCCGGCGGTATCGTAGAGAATGCATTTGACGGGAACATCAATACAGTCTGCACACAGACCGCTCCAAACGGAAACATCTCAGTTGACTACGGGACTGACAATACCGTCTACATTGGCTCAATCGGCGTCATGTCGGGAGTTTCTGGCAACTTCAATGTGGTATTTGAGTATTCCGCTGACGGCATCACCTGGAATGAACTTTACGCACCTGGAGTGACTGCTTGGGTGGATGGCCAGTGGGTCTGGTATGACATTGACCCTGGCCAGACGGTGCAGTATTACCGTATGCGTGAGACTGGCGGGAACACTCTTGTAGTGCGTGAGTTGTACTTCGGGAACAACTCTACTGAGATCACGATGGCTCGATTGAATCGTGACGACTACACGAACCTGCCGAACAAGAACTTCACGGCTAACCAGCCATTCCAATACTGGTTCAACCGCACGATCCCTCAGGCAGAGATATACCTGTGGCCAGTGCCATCTGATCCGTTTGTGCAGATGACTGTGTGGTACTCACGTCAGATCATGGACGTAGGTGATCTTACGGATGAGCTAGAGATTCCTCAACGCTGGTATTTGGCGGTGCAGTCTATGCTGTCTCACCAGATGTCTCTCGAGCTTCCCGCGGTTCCTTTGGATCGCGTGCAGTACCTCGAGGGGCAGGCAGAAAAGTACCTTGCGTTGGCGGAGGTCGAGGAAAGAGACAAAAGTCCTATACAAATTGCGCCGAATATATCTGTATACACACGCTAGCCATGCAGCATTGCACTTACGCTCACTACAAGCCAGATGGAACTATGTTCTATATTGGCAAAGGGTCTGTAAAGAGGGCGCACAGTTCGCGTGGGCGTAACATCGTTTGGAAGAGAACTGTTGATAAGTACGGAGACTTTGAAGTAAAAATTTTGGCAAGATGGGATAGTGAAGAAGATGCCTTCAGCCATGAAATTTTGTTGATTGATTCCTTAAAAGAACTTGGCGTTCCTCTTGTCAACATAGCTGCCGGCGGATTTGGTTCAACTGGTTTTCGGCATACTGAAGATCACAAATCAAAACTTGCTCAAAGGATGAAAGAGAAGAATCCTATGGCAAGTCCAGTCTCAAGAGAGAGGCAGAAAAGATCTTTGCTTGTTGCCATGAACCGACCTGAGATCAAACAAAAACAAAGATCTGCAAGACTTGGCATGAAGTTCAGCGCAAGTCATATTGAATCTTTGAGAAACTGCCACCCTACGAAGGCCTGCGTTATCAATGGCGTTACATATAAGTCGCTAATGGAGGCCTCAAGAGTTCTTGGTATTAGGCATGGAACAATCCATCGCTGGATTCTCCGGCCTGAAATCAAGCGCGGCGTCAAGTATGCTCACATAACTGAGTGCAGGTGGGCTTAATATGCCGAAGTTCCTAGATACCCTGGGATATTCGGACATTGCAATCGCAGTTTGTGATAGATGTAAGTGCAAGCGTCCCCATGCGGTTCTGAGGTCTGACCCAAACTTTCCTGGCTTGCAGGTTTGTGACCAGGGTTGCGCTGATGAGTTTGATCCGTATCGCTTGCCGGCACGCAAGACTGAGCGAATCACGATTAGATTCCCGCGTCCTGACGTTAGTGTGGCGGTTGACCCCAATAACATTGTCACTGAGGGCGGTGGACAATACATCTTGTCAACGCAACAGAACACCTCTACGCCAGAAGACAATGGCAACGTAGACGGCATCAGCCAGCAGCCGACATAAGATGCCAAACGTACAGATAACCCAACTCCCAACCGCTGGCCCGATTACGGGTACGGAATCTGTTCCTATTGTCCAGAATGGCCAGACGGTTCAGACCACGACGGGAGCTATTGCCGCCTCTCCTAGCCAGACCCAAACTTTCCTGACGCTCAACCAAGAACCGACGCTGATCAACAGCCGGTATCTGTCCTCAGGAACGGGCATAGGGCTTACGGATGCGGGAGCGCAGTCATACCTTCAGATCAGTCTGAACGGCGCCTCAGGAAGCCTAGAAACGGCTCTGAACGGCATTATTGCGAAGACCAACTCCAATACGGTGGCTGGAAGGACTCTGACGGCTTCTGGATCAGGTCTGTCGATCACAAACGGTAGCGGCGTAAGTGGAAACCCTACGTTCTCGTTGACTGGTATTGTTGGTGCCTTGGCCATCATGCCTACGCCTGGGCTGGTTGCGGCTCGAGACAGTTCTACCGTTTCGCCTGTTGCGATTACTGGGACAACGAACCAGATCTCAGTGGCCAACGGCAATGGGTTCTCGGGCAACCCTACGATTGCGATTGCTGACAACCCTGTAATTCCTGGTACGGGCGCAATGACGGTGCCGGTCGGCACGACTGCTCAACAGCCTGGTGGATCTGCTGGCCAGTTCCGCTATGACTCCACGATGGATGCCTTCTACGGCTATTCAGCGGGCGCGTGGCGGCAGTTTTCTTTGACTGGTGGGGTAACCCAAGTCAACACCGGAACGGGCCTCACAGGCGGCCCTATCACGTCTACAGGCACGATCAGTATTGCGAACACTGGTGTGACGGCTGCGACGTATGGATCGGCCACTGAGTCGGCTCAGATTGCGGTTAATGCTCAAGGCCAGATCACGAGCGCCTCTAACGTCACGATCACCCCCGGCGGGATTGGAGCGGTTGCGTCTGTTTCTGGTACGGCTAACGAAATAACGGCTACCGGGACGACGAACGTCACGCTGTCATTGCCGAGTGCGCTGACTTTCACTGGTAAGACGGTGACTGGCGGCACGTTTAACATGACCGCGGCCACGGTTGGATCGGACACGGTTGCGACTCTGACGGCCACTCAGACGTTGACGAATAAGACGATGTCGGGGGCGTCAAATACGTTCTCCAACATCCCAAATAGTGCGCTGACCAACTCGTCAATCACGATTGGATCCACGGCTGTCAGCCTTGGAAGCACGCTCTCTACCCTGACTGGGACATCAATCAGCGGCTCAACGAACACTCTGAGCAACATTGGCAACTCTTCGTTGACCAATAGTGCCATCACGATCAATGGATCGTCGGTATCTCTGGGTGGCTCAATCACCGTCACGGCCACGGCAAGTAATGCGCTGACGATTGGCACTGGCCTGTCTGGAACGAGCTACAACGGCTCGACTCCGGTGACTATTGCGATTGATTCCACCGTCGCGACGCTGACGGGCACGCAGATCCTGACGAACAAGACGATCAACGGCCCTGACAACACGCTGACAAACATCGCCAATTCGTCGTTGGCGAACTCAAGCGTGACCTATAACGGGTCAACGGTGGCTCTGGGTGGGTCTGCGACGATCACTGCGGTTAACCCTAATGCCTTGACTATCGGTACGGGGTTGTCTGGGACTAGTTACAGCGGCGCTTCCGCGGTCACGATTGCGATTGACTCGACGGTGGCCACGCTTACGGACACCCAGACGTTCACGAATAAGAGCATCTCGGGGTCTACAAACACCCTGACAAACATTCCCAACAGTGCGCTGACCAACTCGTCCCTGACGATAGGCTCAACGGCTATCAGTTTGGGCGGTACATCAACGACTTTGGCTGGTTTGACGTCGGTCACGTTGACTCAAGACCCGAGCGCAGACCTCCAGGCGGCCACAAAACAGTACGTTGATGCCAAAGCATCGACTGGTTTGAACTATCACGACCCAGTCCAGGCCGCTACTACGCAGAGTTTGGCCGCTCAGACGGGCGGAACGGTCACTTACAACAACGGCATAGCGGGTGTTGGAGCCACTTTGACGCTGTCTGTGGCCTTGACGACGCTTGATGGCTACTCTTTGGCCAATACGAACCGGATTCTGGTCAAAAACGAGTCAAACCAGGCCTATAACGGCATCTATACATGGGCAACTGGCGGTACGGTACTGACTCGAGCCACTGATGCAGACACTTATGGTTCAAATGTCGGTCAACTCAGTCAAAACGACTACTTCTTTGTCCAGAATGGCACGGTAAACAAAGGTAGTTCTTACGTTGTAACGACTGTTGGAACGATTATCTTCGGTACAACGGCGATTACCTTTGCAGAGTTCAGCAATTCTCAGGTTTACAGCGCTGGAACCGGCCTGACTTTGACTGGAACTACCTTCAGTATCACGAATACTGGGGTTTCTAATGGGTCTTATGGCACAGCATCAAGCGTTTCAACGCTAGCGATCAATGCTCAGGGCCAAATAACCAGCGCATCTAACACTTCTATTGCCATCAACGGCAACCAGATTACGTCTGGTACGGTAGGTTCGGCATATATCAGCGGCTCATACACTGGAATCACTGGTGTAGGTACGCTGACCGCAGGAACCTGGAACGCGACGACAATTGGCGTTGGATATGGCGGTACAGGGCTGACTTCCTATACAGCCGGAGACATTGTCTATGCCTCTGGCACGACTACGCTGGCAAAACTGAATCTGGGGACGAATGGATACGTCCTTACGGCTGGCGCTGCGGCTCCGCAGTATGTGGCCCAGTCAACCCTTTCTGTAGGATCTGCGACCAACGCAACGAATACTGGTATTACCGCAGATTCAACCAATGCAACAAACTACCTGACGTTTGTAAGTGCTACTACCGGAAACCTTCCACAGTTGGTAAATTCTGGTATCACTTGCAACCCATCGACGGGTAAAATTACCGGGGGTATCTCCGGTGGAACTTTCTGAGGAAACAACATGGCTGCTAGTGGCTACACCCCCATTTCTCTGTACTACAGCACCACGGCGTCTCAGGCGCCTACTGCTGGCAATCTTGTCAATGGTGAGTTGGCTATCAACATCACCGACAAGAAGCTCTATGCCAAAGACAACAGCGGCAACGTCTTTGTCCTGGCGGATGCTTCAAGCGGCGGTACGACGGCCACAAACCTGGCTGGCGGCGCCGCTGGATCGCTTCCGTACCAATCGGCGGCCAATACCACTACGTTCCTCTCAATCGGCGCGGCAAACCGTGTTCTGACGTCCACCGGCAGCGCTCCTCAGTGGGTCACAAGTTTGACGGGTCTGACGGGCGTTTCTAGCTCATCCATCACCAACACCGGCCTGACCTCTGGCCGCGTGGTGTATAGCACCACAGGTGGTTTGGAGACCGACTCCGCTAACCTTTTGTACTCTGGTACTGACCTGACGGTCTACGGCATCACTGTGGGCCGTGGCGCTGGTGCTGTGTCTACAAATACGGCGGTTGGTGGGAGTGCGTTAGCGGCAAATACGACGGGGGCAAATAACACTTCTGTCGGTTCCGGCGCTTTGTCTTCCAATATTGGCGCTTCTGGAAACACCGCTATTGGGCGCACCGCTTTGAACGCCAACACTACTGGTGCAAATAATACGGTGGTTGGTTTTCAGGCAATGCAGAACTCTGACGGCGGTAGCAACAATACCGCAGTTGGCCAAGCAGCTTTGATTTCAAATGCCGCCTCAAACAATACTGCCGTTGGGTATCAAGCAGCATACGCTAACACCACAGGCGCAAATCTTGTTGCTGTTGGTAGGGGCGCGTTACTTGCAAACACCACTGGAAATGATTCTCAGGCGGTTGGATATAACGCATTAAGCGCACAGACCACTGGTGGGGCAAACAGCGCGGTGGGGTCATACGCTCTTGCGGCATCAACCACTGGCGCATTTAACGTAGCATTTGGAAATCAAGCGCTCTATTCCAACACCACCGCCTCCAACAACACTGCTGTTGGATATCAGGCGGGGTATAGCAATACAACAAACCCTGAAAATACTTTCATCGGATATCAATCAGGCTATTCGTCAACGGGTGGATATAACACAGCCATTGGCCATACGGCGGGTTATGCAATTA